GAAACGATTCCCAGGTGAGCAGGCAGAGCGTCTAGGGTTTGAAATCCCAAAGGCACCGTGGAAAGTTGAAGAACGCTCCCTGGTTCCTGCTGCTGCCACTCAGGTTGCAGCAGATCAGATAATCGAAGGACTTCCATTGAGCATGATCCAGGAGTTGACTCCTGAACAATCCCGCATTGGAGGAGGATCAATGCTTCCTCCTGGACCAACCTTCACCTCTCCTGCACTCAATGCCGTCCACGAGGTTTCCAAGGACGCACTTCCTGCCAAGCAGTGGCTCCGGCAGCTCCAGGGACGTGGAGTCAAGGAGGATGAAATCATCTGGACCGGAGTTGGAGATTGGCTCAAATCCCGGAAAGGGAATGTCTCAAAGGCAGATCTGGAGGAGTATCTTGATGCAAATCAGATTCAGATTCAGGAGGTGGTGAAGGGAAGTCAAGGAGAGTCTGTAGAACTATTTCCAGACGCTTCGGCTACAAAATTCTCTGATCCTGCATACCAACTTCTAGGAGGAGAGAACTACCGGGAACTGGTGCTGACTTGGCCTGGAAGGAAGTTAGGAAAATTTACGGTAAAAGAAAATGATGCCGGTAATTTTCTTGTACTGAACCCTGCGGGTGAAGTTGTCGATGTAGATTTGACACTTGAAGCAGCAAACATGAGTCGGCAGGCAAGAAATCGTGCCGCAAAACCTGATCCTGAACAAACATTCACCGCAGGACACTACGATGAACCAAACATTGTTGCACACATTCGTTTCAATGAGAGAGTGGATGCAGACGGCAACAAGGTTTTGTTTATTGAAGAAATCCAGAGTGACTGGGCGCAGAAAGGACGTGAGAAAGGGTTCCAGAGTCCTGAGAGGACGCAACGGATGGAAGAGGCAGAACGACGTAGGGAGGAGATTATGGAGTCCTTGCATCCTCTAAGGAAGAGTCCCATGGATCTCTCTCCAGAGTTGCAAGCAGAGTATGACCAGTTGACTGAGGAAATCCATGAACTCAAAGGAGGAGTCCCAGAAGCACCCTTCGTCATGGATACAAATCAGTGGGTTGCCTTGTCACTCAAGCGCATGGTGCGCTGGGCCGCAGACAATAAGTTTGACAAGATTGGCTGGACCACCGGATCGCAGCAGGCCGCACGTTATAATTTGAGTAAACATGTTTCCGCACTCCATTATGATCCGGAATCTGGGCATCTGGTTGCTTATGGACTAGATGAGAGACGCTATCGACCAGAACTTCATGGACAACGGATACCCTTGGTGGATAAGATGGTTCCAAAGTCAGAACTGTCACAACATATTGGAAAAGAAGCAGCAAGAAAACTATTGGAAACTGAATCTGTTCCATTGAAATACGTAAAAGGAGTCACACGAGGTGAGCAAGGAGAGAAAATCCTTGGAAGATATCACATGCTTGAAGACCAGGAACTCGAAATTGGCGGTGAGGGCATGAAAGGTTTCTACGATCAGATCATCAACAACCAGGCAAAAGCACTTGGAAAGAAGTATGGTGCGAAGGTTGATGAAAGCACTATTTTCACAGATCGTGAATTTGGACAAGGTGAAAACGTCTGGACACTCAACCTCACTCCAAAACTCCGTGACGCAGCAAGAAAAGGCTTGCCCTATATGGTGGTCCTGCCTCCAGTGGTGATTGGATCACAGATGATGCAGCAAGAGGCACCAGTTCCGGAGGCACAAGTCGAGGTTCCTGCGGCACAAGTCCGGGCATCCCGAATACTAGAAGAGGCCGTTCCATGATTGGAAAACCAAACATCAATTTAGAGGAGGTGAAAGATCTGGTGTTGTTTTTACAAGAACAAAAAGCAGCACGGTTCAAAGGATTTGGAATTGAGGTGGAGTTTTTACCTAGTTATGAGATTCCAGAGGCACCAAAACCACCAACAGAAGAGCAGCTTAAATACTTTAGCGCGGAGCCTGACGACGATGTACTGGTACGAGTCTGAAACCAACGAAATCTGTGATCATGTTGTTGATATTGTTCACAAGCTAGAGAATGATCACGTCTCACGGACAGATGGAAACCTGGATTTTATGAGGATGTATGGACAGAAATCATACTCTCAACTAGGTGCCTCTGGAAGCATGAGATCCCAGGCAGGACTACGCAGGGATCCCAATGTGATGCGTCTCAATGTTGCACAGAGTCAGGTTGATACCATCACCTCGAAGATTGGCAGGAACAAGCCACGTCCTCTCTACCTCACCAGAGAAGGAGACTACATGCTCCGGAGGAAGGCCAAGCGTCTCGGTGACAGCATGGAAGGACTTTTCATGGAGTTGGGACTCTATGACCTGATGCCAAGGATCTTCGCAGACGCATGCATCATGGACTTGGGTGTTCTCAAACTATTCCGAAGTGGAGACCGAATCTCTGCCGAGCGTGTGTTTTCAAACCATATCTTCTGGGATCTAGGAGAAGCACTCTATGCAGCACCAAGGAATCTCTTTCAGATTCTTGAGACACACAAAGCATCCCTGATCCACCAGTTTCCTGAACGTGCTGCGGATATTGAAACTGCACTTGTTGAGAAGTCATACTCGGATACTGCCGATGAAGAGCAGATGGCAACGGCGTTTGAAGCATGGCATCTTCCAACCGGCGAGGACACTGATGACGGAAGACATGTGATCTGTATTGATGGCGTGACTTTGTTGGACGAACATTGGAATTATGATAGATTTCCATTTGTGTTTCTGAGATGGTCTGATGCGGTGCTTGGATTCTCAGGCACGAGCCTGGTCGAGCAGCTCGAACCAGTCCAGCGTGAGATCAACTCTCTGCTGATCAGGATCCAGCAGTCGATGGCATTGATGTCGTCTCCATATTTCTTTGTTCCGATTGGAAGTAAGGTTTCGCCAAACCATCTCCGGAATGTACCAGGCACCATCCTCATGTATGCAGGCGCACAACCTCCTGTGAGTTATGTGCCTCAAGCAATGTCCGGCGAGGTCTACAACCACCTGGATCGACTCCTGCAACGTGCGTATGAAATCAGTGGAATCTCCGAACTGAGTGCAACCGGAAAGAAACCATCAGGACTCGACTCTGGCGTTGCACTTAGAATCTACACAGACATTGAAACAGAACGGCACATGCTCACGGCACAGCGCTATGAGTCGGCATTTATGGAATGTGCTAGTTGGTTCATGGACTTGGGAGAGGAAATTGTGGAAGAAGGGAACTCCTTCACGGTGCGGACCATGCGGAAGAAAGGTTTTGAAATGAGCGCATTCGAGGATGTCCGACTTGCACAAGAAGACTACCAGTTAACGGCATTCCCGGTTTCACTGCTGCCATCCACTCCTGCCGGTAGAATCCAAACGGTGCAGGAACTCATCAACATGGGAGTGATTTCTGAACGTGAACAGATTACAAAACTCCTAGATTATCCGGATTTGAGTTCCGTCACCCACTGGATGGAAACTGCGGAGAATGATGTTGAGTGGCGCATCAGTAAAATCTTGGATGACAACGAATATGTTGCGCCGGATCCACTGATGAATTTGACACTTGCAAAGTCACGGATGCAACTTGCCTATCTCGAAGCACTCCAGCAGGGAGTTGAGCAGGAGAAACTGGACATGATGCTCACTTTCTTGACGACTGCACAAGCAATGCTGGATGAAGCAGCGCCAGCACCGGAGATGCCGATGGGAGAACTCCCGGCAGGAGGAGAGATGCCACAGGCAGGAGAGATGAGCGACGTGTTGGAGGAAATGGCACCGGCAACTCCGGGTCCAATGGAATTACCACCTGAAATGGAAACTGCACCTCTGGTGGAGGTGCTGCCAAGCTAATGGACGAGCAGGGAATTTTTCACAGAAAAGCATGAAAGGTTCTCATGGCAGAGGAAGCAATCGCCGAGGAACAGGAACAAGAGGAAATTAACCACGAGGAAATAAAAGATCAGCGTCTGGAAGAAGAATCTCAGCGTCAGATCCAGCAGTTCATGGCAGACCACGGAGGCTCGGAGGAGGAGGTAGAGACTCCGGAGGAGACACCTCAAGAAGAAGAAACAGTAGAAGCAGACGCAGAAACTGAAACTGAAGAAGTTGCCGAGGTTCCAGTAGATGAAACACCAAAAAGCCTTTCCAGGAACTTTGTTTCAGTGGCAAAGCGGGAGCGGGAAATCTACCGTCGGCAGCAAGAAGTCAAGCAGCGGGAGCAGGGACTCAAGAAATACGAAGAAATTGAAGCCTCTGTCAAAAGAGGAGATCACCTCTCGGCACTGGAGAAGCTCGGAGGATCGTATGAATCTGCCACCGATCAGGTTCTCGGTCGGGAGCCTCAAGGCCAGCAGCAGTCGGATCTCGCGCAGAGAGTCGAGAGACTTGAGAATGAGAAAGCGTCTCTGGAAGCAGGACAGAAGGTCTCTGACTATGTCTCAAGACTGAAAACTCTCGCAGATTCCAACGAAGAATTTAGCCTCACAAACTCAATGTGGGACGAGGCTCAGGAAATTGCACTTGAAACTGCATCACAGTATGCACAGAATACTGGAAAGCTCTTGGGAGACGAGCAACTCCTTGGTCTAGTAGAGAATTACTACTCTCAGGAAGCAGAGAAACTCCTACAGCATCCAAAGTTTTCACACAGAAAGGCTCCAGCCGTAGCCGAAGAAAAGCCCACCTCACGGCCTGTCCAGAGATCGAGAAATCGGACACTATCTCAAAAAACCTCTCGTAGCTCATCATCGAAGAAACCTGATGCGCCGCTGACTCAAGAAGAAATCCTTGAGCGTGCCATGGGTGCCTTCAATGGAAGTCTGCGGGTTTAATTAATCTGATTTCTTAGAAATATCTCATGGCAGAAGCATCTCCAGCTACTACTATGACTGCGTGGAATGACGCACTCAAGCAGTACTATATTGATAAAAAACCGATGGATGTGGCATACCACAATCATCCGTTTCTAACGATGATCCCAAAAAACACCAGGTTTCGCGGCAAAAACATGCCGTTACCTATTATTTACGCCCGCCCTCAAGGTCGATCTGCAACCTTTGCAGACGCACAGAGCAACGCGACTTCCAGCTCGCTGGGAGAGTTCCTCTTGACGCGAGTCAAGAACTACGCAGTTGTCACCGTCTCCGGCGAAGCGATTGAAGCCTCCAAGGGCAACGAGTATTCGTTCCTGGAAGCACTGACAACGGAGACCGACCTCGGCTTAAAAACCCTGGGAGATACGTTGTCCAGACAGTTGTTTCGGCAGCAGAATGGTGCGATTGGTGTCTTGAACAACGACGCAAGCGAGATGGGACAAACGGGCCTGGATCTCACAAATGCTCTTGATTCTCTCAACTTTGAAGTTGGGATGAAGGTCGTTTTTGCTGCATCCACCAGCACCGGCGCACTCCGAGCATCTGGTGCAACCCTGGAAGTCACAGCAGTCAATCGTGGAGCGGCAGCCGACCAGATCACAGTGTCTGCAAACCTCTCGACGATCACCTCGATTGCACAGAATGATGTGATCATTCCTGTCGGTGACTTGGCGACTCCGGGAACCTATTTGTGCATGGCAGGACTCCAGGATTGGATCCCTGCGTCTGCACCCTCGTCAACGGCATTCTTTGGACAAGATAGGTCCAAGGATACGACTCGCCTCGGAGGTCAACGTGTTGCATTTGACACGTCGATTAAACAGACGGTGATCAATGCTGCAAATGTCGTTGGACGCGAAGGTGGTGAACCGGGCGTGTGTTTCCTCAACTACACTGATTGGGCAACCTTGGAAGTGAGTTTGGATGCACAGGTTTCCGGCGCACGTCAACCGGGTCCGGCGCAGAACTTCGGCTTCAGATCATTGCAGGTTTATGGTCCGCATGGAGTGATTGATGTTGTTCCGGATAAGGATGTTCCGACAGGAACTGGATACCTGATTCAGTTGGATACGTTTGCATTGTATTCGATTGGAGACGCAGTCCAGATCCTCAAGCATGATGGTAACAGCATGCTCCGGCAGAACGGATTCGATGGTGTCGAGGTCAGAATGGGCGGATATTACCAGCTTGGTTGCCGCGCTCCTGGCTATAACGCCTACTTCGCTACCGCCTAAGCATGAAGGGCGCGAAGGAAGCCGCAATGGTCATCCTTGGCATGCCTTCTTCGTCTCAAAACGGTGGTTCCAGACGGAACCGCCGTGACGAGGAGGAGGAGGAGCAGATGATCGAAAGCGAGGAGACCGAATACTCCGATGAACAGCTAGGAATGGCAGGTGAACTACGATCTGCGCTCGACAGCGGATCAGATCACGATGTTGTTGCTGCGATTCATGGAATAATGATGTCCTACGAGGATTACGAATAATGACTGCCTACGTCGCATTGAACGAGTTGCGTGATCGAACTCGGCAACGAGCAGATCAGGTGAACTCTCAGTTCATTACAGATGCAGAGTTGAACGGATATTTGAACAACTCATGGTCAGAACTCTATGACCTGCTTGTGTCAAAATATGAGGATGATTATTTCCTCTCCAGTTCGTCCATCTCTGTAACCAGCGGCACTGCAAGTTATTCGCTTCCTGCGGATTTTTACAAAGCGCGAGGTGTGGATCTTGTCATTAACACTGATCAATCCACGCCTCTGCAACGGTATGTGTTTGCAGATCGAACACGAGATTCTCTAGTTCGTTATGCAAGGGATGTCAGGTACCGGATCCAGGGAGATAAAATCTACTTTGCTCCGGTGCCATCTTCAAACACGGCAACCCTCTGGTACACGCCAAAACCGCAGACACTACAATCGGTGACTCCGACTGGAATCACACGAGGATCGACCACCACCTGGACGGTGCCATCGACGCATACGTTTGTTGCGGATGACAAGGTCAATGCAATCACTTTCAGTGCTGATGCGTACAATGTGGAGCAGACGATCAGCAGTGTGACGGCGACCACCATTGTCACAGATCTCGACTCTTTGGGACTCAGTGATCCCACGATTTATGGATCCCTGGAGTCGATGTTTAATTTCTTCAACTCCGGCTGGCAGGAGTATCTCGAACTCGATTCTTCCATCAAGATTCTGGTGAAGGAGGAATCAGATGTTTCTCCATACCTGATTTTGAAGGCACAACTGCGGGATCGCCTCGAAGGAATTGCAGAACTCCGGGATTCTGGAGAACCTCCAAGAGTGACGAATGTTGCATCCTACGAACAATATTTTATGTACTGATTGATGTCTCGTGTTAATTTCACGCAACTCTGGAGTAAGGACCAGGAGGTCACAAGGGTTCAAAGTCACATTCAGAAAACATTTGCACCTCTGCTTGAATTGCCATTTGCAGATGGAGTTTTGCGCTCAGATTTAAGCATTGGGACCGCAGATACAGAGATTGAACACAAACTTGGACGTGCCTACGAAGGCTGGCTGGTTGTTGGACTCAAAACAAATGCAGTGATTTATGAATCTGCAACGGCAAACACGAATAAAAGTAGTGTGATTATTCTCAAAGCATCCACCTCGGCGACTGTTTCCATCTTCTTTTTCTAGGACCGATATGAGTACGACCACAACGAACATGAGCCTGATCCAGCCGGCGGTTGGAGTCACCGTCGGACCAACGTGGAGCAGTGAACTCAACACCTCGCTTGGACTCATTGACACCCATGACCACACCAGTGGAAAAGGTGTGCAGATCACACCATCAGGACTCAATATTAATGCAGACCTGGAGTTCAACCAGAATGATGCCACCGAGCTGCGAACTATTGCCTTCGACTCCTCGGCTGCTGCAACTTCAACCGATGACACCCGCGCGTTGTACCACTCTGGCGGAGACATCTACTGGAGGAATGCCACCGGCACCGCAGTTCAGATCACAGACGGAACTGCCGTCAGTATCGGCGCAGGGAACATTGGAGGAGACATTTCCAGCAGCAACGCGGCACTCAATTTCTCATCAACGAGTAACACTTTCAGCCACGTTGCAGATAAGCTAACCACTCCGGCGACGACTGCAAAACTATCCTGTTCCAATGTCGCACTGTACAAGTATGGCACCACATCCGGAGGTGATCTTGCAAACAACAACTACTATGTCACGCTCCAGTATCTAGGAACCAGCGCAGGCACCAACACCCTGACCTTTCCGGATGAAACTGGCACCCTGCTCACGACTGCGACCTCCTTCGCGGGAGACCTCCAGCTTCAAGTTACCGGAACAGGAAATCAGATTGATCTCATCACCACCGGAACCTCCGACACCTGCGATATTAACCTCACCGCCGCAACCGGACAGAAAGTCACTGTCACTCTTGGAACTGCAACCGGACAGTTTTCTGACAATGGCAGTGGAATCATGACCTTAACTTTGAGCTAAAACATGCCGAAAATCGCCGCAGGAGCAACCAACAAAAACATCTCCATTGCACCACATGGCACCGGGAAAGTCGTTGTCGGCACAGGTGCCGCAGATGCAACCGTCCAAAGTGATGGAGATCACAACCTCATCCTTCAGACTGGCAACTCTACCACCTCCAAAATTGAGATCAACGACGGTGCAAATGGAGATGTTGCAATAACTCCAAACGGCACCGGGAATCTCACGATTGATAACATTGCAATCAGTGATAACACGATCAAATCCACTGATACCAATGGAAACATCGACCTCACT